CTCACAATGGCTTGCGCGCAAATCTGTCCCGAACCAGCTCGTCACGAGAGAAACGGATTTTGCGTTCGGCAATGACGCCTGCAGCTGATCTACCGCGACGGTCCAGTCGGTACCGCCCTGGCGCGTGTGAACGTTTTCGGAAACCTGCATCCCGCCCGCCTCACGGCGGGTGACTTCCTGGGTTGCGTAAACGAACTCGCCGGACCCCGGAATGAGAACCACGCCCCGAACCAATCGATGAAAGTCGTCGACCGGCCGAAAAACCTCGAACGAAAGCTGCGGTATTCGATTGCCGAAAGGCGCGAGAGGCATCCTTTCAAAGACGATATAGGCTAAGCCGCGATAAGCCGGCGCCTGCCCCGCACCCTCGCGCGCGCTGATGAGGCTGTCCGGCAGCTGATCCTCACTGCCGGTGTAGAGCCGCCACGTTACAGTGCTGAGATCCAGCTCCTGCCCATCTGCCCAGACTCGACCGATCCCCGAAATTTCTCCTTCCGCCAAGCCGACCGCGAAATTCGCATAGTAGCGGTATTCAATTTGTTTGGCAGAGCCGCCGCTGCTTCCACCACCCTTGCCGCCACCGGACACTTTCGAGGTGACGACTTCTTCCTCAAAGTCCGTCGCCCAAATCACTTGTCCACCGACGCGGGCACGTCCGTAGACACGAGGAATAGGCGCGCCCTCTGTCGAAGCCGTAACGCGCAAATCGGAGAGGCGCGGGCCGGTGAAGGTGCGATTTTGTCCGGATACGCCAAAGAGCGCTTGGTCGACGAAAGAGCCGGCTAGAGCGCCGATCTGCGAGCCGATCGTCGCGCCTGCGATGGTAGCGCCGAACACGCTCAATCCTGACGGCAGCAGCACGCTGCCCGCGGCAGCGCCCGCTGCAGCAAGAGCAAGAGTGGCCATTAGCCCGTGACCTCAGGAAATGAAAAGGCGGCAGTAATGCGTCTTCGCCACCAATTGGAAAGCGCCACCTCCGCAACAGGCGCATTCTCCATCGCATGGATCATCGTTATCCCTGTTGCGAGTATGCCAACATGCTTCGCCGGTAATGTCGGTCTCAATCGGAAGACCAAAACATCACCGGGCTGTGCATCTGCCTTATTGATCTCGACAAGGTGGCGCCGCGCTGCTTCCAGCAAAGTTTCGCAGCCGCTCGCTTCCGACCAATCGCGGGTGTAGGCTGGCAGTTCAACAGGCTCGCGGCCGTAAAGTGCGCGCCAGATGCCTCGAATGAGACCCAGGCAATCCGTGCCAACCCCAGCGAGACTTGCTTGATGATGATACGGTGTACCGATCCAGGTCCTCGCCAGGCGGACGATCTCTGCCCTCATCACGGCACGGCCGCGATCTTCCATCAGCCTGCCCTCCTGCGTGCGTAGGAGGTTACGAAATCATTGCCGGGCATATGGGGAAAACCACGGAAATTAACGACGTTATCAAACTTGTCACGACACGTTGCAAGCTGCTTGTCGCAGCCAGCTTTGACCTCGATTTCATCACCCGACCGGACAGCCTTTGATGGCTCCTGCCAAAGCTCGATTACTGCCGCACCATTTCCGAGGTGATGGGATCGAATCTCGATACTCTGGCCCGAGTTCGAGCCGGACGTGAACGTAACCAGCCCGCGAGAAAACCAGCCGTCAGCATACGTCTCCAGGCCTGCAACCTCGAATGTGCGGGCCGAACGAACCAGAGTGATCGTTCCATTGCCCCGATAGGCGCTCGATGCGAGATCGACTTTGCAGCGAGCATCTCCCAGGTTGGCGTCACAAGTGAATTGATACAGTCGCCCACTTGGCTGCTGAAGATAATGCGAAAGGCCTCTGACCTCGGCTCGAAACTCTGCTCCCGACCGGCTTACCTCGCCGAGGCTTCCACACCGCATCAAGACACGCTGCTCGGGATTACGCCAATTGACGAGGAAAATCTCGACTCGGGCATCGTCGTACAGCCCGGCTGCCAAGTCATCCTCGCTCAGGCGATCCGACGTAAGCGCCGTTTCGACTTCGAGGTTATCAACCCCAAGGCCGACGCTCTGTCTCATTTCGGTGGGTGTAAACCCCGCCGAAGCTTCGAACGTCGTACCGTCGAAAGTCAGATCGCGATCGTGATCCGTGAAGCCGATTTTCACGCCATCGCGCCGCGTCAACCGCCAGCACCAGCAAAGTGTCGTAGCACCGCTATTCAGGTGCTCCTGCAGTCCAGGAGGCAACGTTTTCATAGCCGTATCTCGACAATGGGAATGTTAGGAATGGCACCGTGCCGGAACCCTTGCAGGTTCACCTCGAGCTTGTCGGTGTCGAACCGAACAGGCACATCGAAAGCGAAGCCGGCGGTAATTTGGGCGCCCTGAGGGGGAATGTGACCAGGATTGAAGGTGATCGTGCCGGTCGTGACGTCCGCACTTAATGCAATTCCTTCGGCCTGGACAACGCCATCAACGGCAACGAGAATGCTCCCTGCAACTGGTTTCTTGATTTCGCGTGACCATGGCGCATGGACGCTTCCGTAGGTCTTCACCAGCTGGAAAGTTGCCGTCGTGCCATCACCCTTTCCGATGATCTGATCGGTCGCTTTGGGCGTTTGCTCCGGTGGGCAGGATTTCCAATCCGTATGATCCCGCCAGCGAAATCCATAAAGCCGGCCGCGACGTTCCTCAAAGAAGGCAATGACCGAATAGAGATCATCAAGGGACCTTACCCCATAGCCCGCATTATAGCTGCGCCGGGAATCGGCCCAGCGGCTATTGCGCTCTTCGTGGCCTGATCCGAGCACAACCACGTCCGTGCGCCGCTCAGGCCCTCCGACCGCGCCCCGGGAAATGGCCGTCGGAAAGCGGACTTCGTGAAAGCTCATCGAAGCGCTCATTGTGACTACTTTTCGTGTGGGCAGCCTCAGACCTGACAGCGAGCACGAAAGCGGCCGCTGACCGATTAGGTAGCTATAGATTTCTTTGGCCCAAAGTCACGGCCCGGGCGATCATCGCAGCAATCTGCGTTTCTGAACGGCGGAAGCTCTCGGCATCAGGAGTAGTGACATTAATAGTCACCGAAATACTCCCGCCACCCTGCGCAAGCACACCGAGCTTTCCGTCGGGACCGCGCGCCAGCGGCATGATCGCCTCAGGCCCGCGCTCGCCTGCAAGCCCGGTCCGCCCATTTGCGAGAGGAAAGGTCACCGGACTTGCAATCACACCGCCGGACGCGAACGGAACAGGCAAAGCATTTTGGATCACGCCACCTTTTGCGAAGGCCATTGTGCCGGACAGCGCTCCGGCGACGAGCGACGCCACACCTCTCTCAAGGGGGCGAAATGCTGCCTGCAAAGCCATGCGCGATAGGCTCAATGCCACTGAGCGCAGGACATCACCCAGATCTCGGCCACGCAATGCGATGCCGTGAAAGGCGTTCGTCAATGTCGCCCCGAATTGACGGCCGATGCGTGTGGCGTTCGCCAGCTCCTGCTGAAGCTTCGAAATATCGGCATCGATTGCGACGGTCCATGTTTCGACAGGCTCGACCATTGAAAATCCTTACGACTGCCGAAAAGGTCAAACGTCAGGATAGGCCTCCATCAAGCGCGCCAGGTCCTCCCGAGATGGTCGCGAGATGGGACCTGGATCAATAATGGAAGAAAGCGCCGCCCTGAGCTCTCTCGGTGTCATCGTCCAAAATGCCGTTGGCGACAACCGAAGCATCCCTAAACCCAGCGCCATTATCTCGTCCCAGGGAAAGGGTCTGGCGCGCGCACCTCCTGGCGCGGAGCAGCATTCTCGGGACCGGTGCCATTGGCGCTTCCGCCGAACGTCGCGGAGAGGAGCCGTGCAACAATATCGATGAAACCGAGCACACCACCGTCGGTACGCATGGTTTTCACCTGCTCATCGGTGACGTCATGTCCAGCACCGCGCAGCCCAGCGCCGATAATGCGCACGGCGTCTTCTGCCCTTAGCCGCCCTTTTTCGAACCGCTGCGCTAGCGCCAACATATCCTCATCGCCAAAGGCTGTTTCCAGCTCGGCGAGTGCACCGAGCGTGAGACATAGCTTCCATGTTTTTCCGTCGAGGTAGGCTTCAATCTCACCGCGACGCGCGTTAGCCATTACGGCCTCCTTTCGTTACACTGGTGCAAATGTGAGCTCGCCCGCCGACTCGAGCGCAAGCTCGAACGAAATTTCGCCATCATGCCGCCCGGTTAGCTCGAAAGCAGAGATTTGGAACGGCCCCTCGACAATGCCGAAGTCTGGCACGATAATCTGCCAAGAGCGAATCTCCCCGTTGAAAAAGATCTCGCGGATGGCCGCATCAGAAGCGGCGTCCTTGAAAATCCCGGAACCTGTCACGCGAGCGCTTTTTGCTCCCGCCCCGGCCAATAGCTCACGCCACTGCCCCGCCGATTCCTGATGCGTTATGTCGACCGTCTCGGCATTGAACGCGAGAGTGCGCGAACGCAGTCCGGCAACCGTCTCGAAAGTACCGAGACCATCGCGATCGATCTTGAGCAGAAGGTCCTTGCCCTTTTGTGCAGCCATTTTGCTATCTCTTCGGAAAACATGAACTGATCAGCTCAGGGGCTCTGTGACGGCGCGCAAGTGCACGGTTCCAAGAAATCGCTCGCCATCTGATTCTCGGCGTATTTCGGAGAGCTCGTGCCTCAAATTGATGAGGCGATGTCCCGCGATGGGCAGATCGCGGTCATGCAGAGCAGAGCGAAGTGCATCGACGATGCGGTGGACCTCATTACGACCGGCAGCAAGCGACCAGATATGAAGCGTTAATGTGTGCTCTTCAGCGAGCTCGCTTCCCGTGCTCCAATCGCGCAGGGTCGTCTGTCCAAAGGTGACGTACGGATAATTCGGCTTCCGCGGTACATGGTCGTAAATGCGAGGCTCGCCCCCGAGCGCTTCCAAGACTTCAGCGTCAGCGCTCAAAGCTCCGTGGATCGCGGCTTGTAACGCCTGGCTGGCTGATCGCATTTCTGGCCTCGTTCGACTGAATAAGACGATTTCGACTTGTCCCGGCCGCGACACGCACCGAAGTCCGGCGCCGTGCTGCTTGAGAAAATCGCCTTGCTGCCTGTCCAAGGCGAGTTCCCAGGCCGATTACCCGAATCGAGATTTTCATGATCCCAGCTCCTCGCACAGGCAGCTCAACCACCGACGGCGGCCTTCGATATCGCGGACGGCCTGGATTTCCAGCACTCGCCCGCCGAAAACGAAGCGCATTTCGGGGCTGATGCCGGCTCGGTAGCGGGTTCGAACCTCGAACTTCGCGATGGTTTGAAGGCCATCCGCCCGGAGCTCCTCCCGGCCTGACAGGGGAAT